TTTTGCCCTCCAAGGAGGATACCAATCAGCCGTCTAGACGGTGGGATAGACCACGAAACAACTGAGTCTAACTGAGACTCACAACTTTTTACGTAAAGAGACAAGCAAATATACCTTTAATTTTTAATTTAAAATGGCTCATCAGAGTAGTGATCTGACTACTAGCTTAACCCAGCTAGGTCAGGCAAATGGAGCTGGCGACAAACGTGCCCTCTATTTAAAATTATTCTCAGGTGAAATGTTCAAAGGATTCCAGCACGAGACAATCGCTCGTGACATGGTAATGAAGAGATCATTAAAAAATGGAAAATCTCTACAGTTTATCTACACAGGTAGAACAACTGCTGAGTACCATACACCGGGAAATAGCATACTTGGAAACTCCGACGGAGCACCTCCAGTAGCAGAAAAAACAATTACAGTTGACGATTTATTAATCAGTTCTGCATTTGTTTATGAGCTAGACGAGACACTAGCGCACTATGAATTACGTGGTGAAATTTCCAAGAAAATTGGATATGCTCTCGCTGAGAAATATGACAGACTTATCTTCCGTGCAATAACACGTGGAGCTAGAGCTGCTTCTCCAATCTCCAAGTCCAACTTTGTTGAACCCGGAGGTACACAGATTAGAGTTGGTGCTACAGCTAACGACTCAGACGCTTTCCTTTCAGACAAACTTGTAGCTGCTTTCTATGAAGCTGCTGCTGCTTTAGATGAAAAAGGGGTAAGCTCTTCAGGACGTTGTGCGGTACTTAACCCTCGTCAATATTATGAACTTATAACTGCTGTTGGTACAAACGGACTCGTTAACAGAGACGTTCAAGGTACTGCTTTACAGTCTGGTAATGGCATAATCGAAATCGCTGGTATCAAAGTGTACAAGTCAATGAACATTCCTTTCCTTGGCAAGTATGGTACAGCGTTTGGTGGAACAACAGGTAAAACTTCTCCATCAAATATGGGATCTTTCATAGGTCCAGCAATGGAAAACGCATCAGGTGCGTCTACTGGAATCAACAACGACTATGGTACTGCTACAGAAATGACAGCCAAGTCTTGTGGTTTAATCTTCCAGAAAGAAGCTGCTGGTGTTGTGGAAGCAATAGGTCCTCAAGTCCAAGTGACTTCAGGGGATGTGTCTGTTGTATACCAAGGCGATGTCATATTAGGGCGTCTAGCTATGGGTGCAGATTACTTAAACCCTGCTGCCGCAGTAGAACTTTATGTTGGTGCTACAGCTCCTTCTGCGTTCTAAATTTATACACTTATACGGGACCTTCGGGTCCCTTTTTTTTTATGGCTACTTCAACTATTGCAACCGATACCGAACTATCCGCAGTCAATTCTATTTTGGGTGCCATAGGTCAATCACCACTTACAACTTTAAATTTTACAAATCCAGAAACAGCATTTATATACAACATATTTGAGGAATCAATTAAAGATTGTTTAAATGAGGGCTGGCATTTTAATACTGAGGAACACATTAAAGTGTCTCCTGAAACTGGTACTGGCTACATAAAAATTCCTACAAGCTATCTACGTTACGACCTAAATGATGGTCAAGCTGATAGAAAAATGGATCTTGTTAAACGTAATGGAAGACTTTATGACAAGGTTCATCACACTGATGTCTTTACAACTGATCTTGAACTTGATGTTGTTTATCTCTATACCTTTGAGGACATTCCTTCTGTCTTTCAACGTTACATAATTGCTAAAGCATCAAGTAGAGCAGCTACTCAATTAGTTTCTAATAGAGAATTAGTTGGACTCTTACAGCAACAAGAAGGAATAACAAGAGCAGCAGTCTTGGAATATGAGTGCAATCAAGGTGATCATTCCTTTATGGGCTGGCCACATGACACATCTTATAGAGCATATCAACCTTACAAATCATTGATTAGATAATGGCAAGTGTTACTCAATTAGTATCAACATTAACGGGAGGAGTTTCCCAACAAGCAGATGAATTAAAAGTTCCGGGGCAAGTTAATGTTGCAGACAATGTATTACCTGACATAACACATGGTCTAATGAAACGCCCCGGTGGAAAGTTAATAGCTTCTTTAAGTGATGGAACAAATAATACTGTTACTAATGGTAGATGGTTTCACTACTACAGAGATGAGGATGAACAATATATTGGACAGATAAGTAGAACTGGTGATATCAATATGTGGAAGTGTAGTGACGGTTCAGAGATGACCGTTAATTACACAACTTCTGTTGCTTCTCAACTTACTTCATATTTAACTCATAGTAATGATGAAGATATACAGACTCTTACTGTTAACGATTTTACTTTTATTACCAATAGAACTAAGACGGTTTCGATGGCTTCAACAATTGAGCCAGTCAGACCTCCTGAAGTTTTTTTAGAGTTAGATCAAATTAAATATGCTAGTCAGTATGCTTTAAATTTATTTGATAATACAACGACACAAAGTGTTTCTACAGTTACAAGAATTAGTGTTGAACAAGTTAGATCAAGTAATAACTATTGCCAAACTAATGGTGAAATTTCTAGTCATACAGCAAGAGTTAATAACGTAACCAGATGTGATGCTTCAACAGCTTCTCCGAATGATGATGATGTAGCTCCTAACGTTGGTACAAGAATTTTTGATATATCAAGTGGTGGAACATTAGTAGATGATGAAGCAGTATCAACTATGAATGGTACTGATTTTTCTTATCAAGTAAATATCTACAACTCATCTGGTCAGTCTGGTCAGTCTGGTAGATCTAATTTATATTTTCGTATTACTTGTACTGGTCAATCACAACCAGTAGGCGCAGGACAAAACGTTGAATATAGAACAAGATATACAACTACTAATGATCTTTTATATGGAGGTGAAGGTTGGTCTACAGGTGATTATTTCTATGTATATTTGAAAGATGCTTATTACAAAGTAAAAGTAGAAGCTACAAGTACATCACAAGTTCAAGCGAACCTCGGTTTAATAAGACCTAAGCCATCATCATTTGATACAAAAACTACTGTTACAGCAGAGTCAATCTTAGGAGATATAAGAACTGCAATAATTGCTACTGGTAATTTTACAAGTGCCAATGTTCAACAGATAGGAAATGGATTATACATAACAAGATCATCTGGAAGTTTTAATGCTACAGCTCCAAGTTCTCAACTAATGAATGTTGTGTCTGGAAAGATTTTGACTGTAGAAGATTTACCAAAAAACTGTAAACATGGGATGGTAATTAATATCTCCAACAGTAATCAAACAGAAGAAGACGATTATTTCGTCAAGTTTATAGGTGTTAATAATCGAGATGGAGATGGTGTTTGGGAAGAATGTCCTAAGCCCGGAACTGAAATTGAGTACGACAAAAGTACTATGCCAATTAAGTTGGTTCGTGAAGCTAACGGGTCTTTCACAGTATCTCAAGTTGATTATGATTTAGCTGCGGTTGGAGATACATCAGTTAACTCCACTAACCCAAGAGCATCCTTTGTAGGAAAGACAATTAATAAAATGCTTTTCTATAGAAATAGATTAGTAATGCTCAGTAATGAAAATATAATTATGTCCCGTCCCGGGAGCTTCTTTAACTTTTGGTATAAGACTGCAACGACATTTTCAAATATAGATGTCATTGATGTTTCTTGTAGTTCTAATTATCCTGCAATTGTTTACGACGGTATTCAGGTCAATGAAGGATTACTTATATTTACTAAAAACCAACAATTTCTAGTAACAACAGATAGTGATATTTTAAGTCCAACTACTATCAAACTTAATGCGTTAGCTTCGTATAATTTTAATTATAAAACTAACCCAATTTCATTAGGTACCACAGTTGGCTTCTTAGATAACGCTAATAAATATAGTCGATTCTTTGAAATGGCTAATCTTAGTAGAAGAAATGAACCGACTGTCGTTGAACAAAGTAAAGTTGTTTCTCAATTATTTGCTAGAGATTTAAAATTAATTTCTAACTCAAGAGAAAATAGTTTAATCTTTTTTAGTGAAGAAAATACTTCTACAATATATGGTTATCGATATTTCAATATAGGAAATAAGAGAGCAATGGAAGCTTGGTTTACTTGGTCCGTGACTGGAACAGTTCGCTATCATTGCATGCTTGATGATGCATTATTTGTAGTAGTTAAGAATGGAAGTAAAGATCAGTTATTACGTTATTCAGTTAAGTTGGATGACCAAGGTCATTATGTTTCTGATGGGGAGGATTATCCTATTCATTTAGATCACAGTACAAGTGTCACTGCTGGCGGAAATACTTATAACTCAACTCACAATAAAACAACTATACCTTTACCTACTGGTTTTACAAATACATCAGCAACCATAGTAGCTTTTGATACTGACAGTGGTAATAACTTAGGACGATATGCCGTTGGTACTATTAACGGTTCAAACGTAGAGTTTTATGGTAATTGGGCTGGCGAAACATTCATCATTGGATATTTATTTGAAATGGATGTAGAGCTACCAACTATCTACTACAAAACACAAGTTGGTGAATCATGGAGAGCAGATACTAGATCAGATCTTGTAATACATAGAATGAAATTTAGCTTCGGTAATGTCGGAGTATATTCCATTGAAATTAATAGACTTGGTAAACCTACCTATACAGAAGAAAGAGAAGTAAATGATGCTAATACCCTCAATGCAAACTCTTTAACTTTTTTAGATAAGAGTGAGGAAACTGTACCTTGTTATGAAAGAAATAAAACACTGACAGTAAAAATTAAATCAAAACATCCATCTCCTGCAACCATTGTTTCGTACAACTGGGAAGGAGATCTCAACAATAGAAATTACAAACGTGTCTAAATATATCTACCCTGCAACATTGGAAGCTGCTCTAGAAGTAGCTTCTAATTTGTTACCAGAAGATCGTTCGGAAATAGTAGAGGGTCATGGACATGATCCTGAGAATGGCTTAGTCGTCTCAATTAATAATAGCGACGCGGTTTATTTTAAAGTGCCGAATGGTGAGTTAGCTGGATTAGCTGGGGTCAATAGTAAAGGGCAGATCTGGATGCTCTGTACACCAGCCATCCTTAAGTATCCACATACATTTGCTAAAGAAGCAAAACGTTATGTAGAAAGTCGCAAGGAGCCGTTACTTTGGAACATCGTTGATAAACGAAACAAAGTACATTTAAGACTTCTGAAGTTCCTAGGGTTCAAGTTTTTAAGGGAACTAAAATATGGACCCAATCAATTATCCTTTATAGAGTTTTGCCGTGTGGGGAGCAGTATTTAGTGGTGCTAGTTCAATACTTGGTGGATTTGCTGCAAGCAGTGCAGCGAAAGCTCGTAACAGAGCAGCCATACGAGAATACGAAAGACGTTTAGAAATACGTAAGCGTAGATGGTTTCAAGACCTCTCGATTTATGGAGCCAAAGTAAATAAGTACACCACAGATTTAAATGAAAATGACCTAGCAGCTAACCGAGGGTACGCCCAAGCACAAGCTGCATTAGGTGCGCAGCAGTCAAAAGCACTTGCTGCAAGTCAAGAAAAGTTCAAACAATATGTCAATCAAAAATTAGGAAAACGAATAGCTAGTGGAGCTACTGGTCGAGGAGTCGCAAGATTACAGACTATGGACTTTGCAGCATTCGGACAACAGCAAGCTGACCTAGCTTTCAAACTAACTAGATCAGGAGAAGCTTATCAAAATCAAGTTGAAGCAATTAGAAATCAACAGAAGAGTCAGAGAAATCAACTGTTTGGAAATGTTATGTTCACACCTGTGGCAAGCGTTCCTCCAAATGCTCCACAAATGGAGAATACATCTATGCCAATATTACAAGGTTTCTTAGGAGCCGCTTCATCATTTGCTGGCGGAATGGAAACAGGTACCGGTAATTTAGGTGGAGATATGCCGCTTGGTAGTTATGAAAGTCATTTAACACCTGATGGAGGAATTACATTATGGTAGATCAACCCGGCTTTAACCCGATAAGATCGGAAGATTACGCCGCACCCCTTCAAGAGAGTTACAAACAGATCAACGAAGGGATGGACAATTACTGGGCACAAGAGTCCAGTAACTACAAAAGATCTGCTGAAATAGCTGGTCAAAATCTCAAGTCTCTATCTGAAATGTCAGGTACCCTTGGTAAATATTTTGCTAAGAAAGACGAAGAGAAAAGAGTAGCTGATAGAGCTAAAGGTTATATGTGGATGCAAGAGAATGGGATAGATCCCGGACAGGCGCAATCATTTAAGGAAGCCGAAGCTAAAGCTAGAGCAGAAGGAAACATTATTAACGAAGAGATCTTTAACTGGGAACAGCAAGGTGGAGACATCTGGACTTCTGAAAGCTTTAGAAAGTTAAATGCATCTGAAAAGTTAGGAGCTGTTACAGCGTGGTCTCAACAGAAAGCTGCTCATTATAATCCTGCTGAAGCTACAAAAGGAGCAGCAACATATGAAGAATATAATTCTGCTTTAACTAACTATAGATTTAATTTTTATAAGCAATTTGGTGATATCAACCCAGCTATTCTTAATGAATATGTTTTTGGTACTGTCAGAAAAGCTGACTCTACTAACTACTCAGAATGGTATGCAACTAGGGAAAATGAAATTAAAGATAATAGAACTGAAAAATATAAAACTGAATTAGAAGCATGTATTAGAGGTGGTAATGGAACCTCTTGTGTCTTTAACTATCAAGATAGTCAAACTATCAATGGAATGAATAAAGGTGAATCTACTAGAGATGCTTTTAAAGTTCTGAAAGAAATGGCTAAAAACAAAACTCTCACAAAAGAGTTATATGTACAGATTTTGGCTGAGAATAAAGAGTTTGAACATGCTGGTAGGAATAATGAGCTAGTTAAATTTAATGATGAATTTTTTGAAGATTTAGTTGAAATAGAACAATTAATGGAATCTGCGGAAATAGCTGATTTTCAAAGATCTGAGTCTATAAAGAAAATATCTAATAACAAAGAGTACACAGATTTAATTAATACATTTGAATGGACTGATTATGGTTTACATCCAGATGCTATAAACAAACTCACAATCTTACGTAGTGAGCAACGTAGAAAGAATGGCTTTTCTCATCCAAAAATAGATGATGCTATTAAGGACTTTGGACATAAAGAAAACTACTACAAAGAAAGAAAGTCAGATTTAACTGAAGCCATAATGAATGGTGAAGTTTGGTCAGCAGAAGATGCGATAGCTCAAGGTTATGAGATGCCTGTTTACATGGATAAAAATGTACAAGATCTTTTTAAAAATGTACAGAATGCAAGATTTGATTATGAAAAACAATCTGGTTATATAGAAGATTTAATTCTTTCTCAAGCAGGAGTAACTAACGAAACAAAGAGTGATGAGGTTTCACAACTAATTGATCACTTCAAAGGGTTGTTAAAACAAAATATGATATCTGCTGCTATTGCTGAACCTGATAATAAGAATGTTGGTTCACAACAATATCAGATTTTAAAAAATGCATTTATTGCTGATATTGAAAATACAGATGCTAGTAAATCTATTTATAGACCTAACGGTGATTGGAAAGCTCCTACCTCAATTGATGTATCTAATATCCCAACTATTCAATCTGACAACAAAGCAATAATTCAGACAATAGATAAATTAACTCAAAAAGGATTTAAAGAATCCGTGATGACTGCTAACAGTTTTTTCTCTCCAGATCAATTAATAAAGTATGGAGAAGAATATAGTAAGGGTACATTTGTAGTTCCAGCTAGAGCTAATTACATAGCAAGAAGATTTGGTTATAAAGGTCCAGATGGAGAATTACTTACTGGTTTAGATATTATTAACTATGCCAGAGAAGCTGTAGATCTTGAACCATTAGAAAAGCCCGAAGCAATTTCAAACCTTGAAAAATTAGATAGCTTGTCTATAGATGAATTAACTTATAACAAAACTGATGCTTCTACAAATAGAGTTATTGGAAAGAATAAAAAGTTAGTTCCTGAACTAAATGAATCCATAATGCACCCATTAGTTAAGGAATACTTGAAAGAAAATTCACATCAATCCAAACTAAAAGGTGGAGAGAATATGTCTCTTGAAGGTTTTTGGCAACAATCTAGAACTCTTGAAAATAGAATAAAAGAAAACCATGGAGAAGATAGTCCAGTACATTTAAAGATACAGAAAATTAAAAAGGATACTGATTCTCTTTACAAAGAAGAATTAAAAAAAGGTGGTCTTTTAGAAAAAATGTCCAATGTTGATAGACAACAATGGAGAAGACAAAAATATCTTGACATGCTTTATGAGAATTTAGGGGAAGAACAAATACAATCGTGGGTCTCAGAACTAGAAACAGAGCAAGCAGTTAATAGCGATATTGATTTTGCTGTATCTATGGATTTCTTATCTGCCTACAATTATGACTTTGCCAATGTTCCACTAATTAATGATGGTGAGTTTGAACCATGGGATCAAAACCGATGGACTCAACTTATGTATAAACATACTGGAGATATGCAATATCTAGAGATGTTAAAAAGACCAAGTTTCATACAAACAAATGAATGATGAAGAAAATGAAGTAGTATATCCGACGGTTACTGAAGAAGCTAAATCTTATTCAGATCAAATTCAATCTGGATTTGATTTAGAAGAGCAAATGCGAACTGGACAACCTCCAGCTAATTCAGAAGTGTTGCCTACGGGTGAAACAACGGATACTACTCAAACTACAGATACTCCATCCACGGGTGCAGTTGAACAAAAAGTAGAACAACAAACAGATAAACCTACACTATTTGGTGAAAAGTTTGAAAATTCTTGGCAAGAAACTAATAAGTTTAATGCTAAGAACCCATTAACTTGGAGCCAAATACCATCCGCAGCAGGAGCTGGAGTAGTTGACTTTGGAATAGATTTAGCAAATAAAATCCCAAATGTAGCTATCCCTAAGCTTCCAAGATATGAAGATGAGACACTTAACTTTGTAAGAGATCTTTCAGGATTTATTATTCCTCAGTTATATCTATCTAAGTATTTCAAAGGGAAAGCAAACACTGCTAATGCCAAGCTTCAATGGAAACTTGGTAAAGGTACCTTTGCTAGATTCTTTGGTAATGCTGGTATAGAAGCTGGTACAAGTGTCTTGGTTGATGCAGTTAACGAGAGAAACGAAACAGATGATAACTTAGCTGGAACTTTAAAGAAAAGCTGGCCGAAAACATATGGTTGGATTCCAGATAACGTTGCAACATTAGATGAAGATAGTCCAGATCAGAAACGAATTAAGAATATTAATGAAGGTATTGGTCTTGGATTTACAAGTGACTTCTTATTAGGAGCCAATAGATTAATCAAAGCTCTTAAAGGAGTTGATGAAGCAACTGGATGGATACCAAAAAGTGAAGAAGCTAGAAACTTTTTAAAGAATAAAAACAAGAAATTTGGAAAAGCTTCTGCTGATATAGGCGAAGATGCGATGATCGTTAATGACGCTCAACGTGTCAGAGAACTAGATGATATTGGTAGATATAACATTAGTAAAGCTGATGATCTAAATCAGCCAATGAAAGGTGTACATGATATCTATGATGACTACGAAGTCGGTTATAGATCAGCAGATGACAAAGGTTTACTTGGAGCTGAGTTTGACTCATATCGTATAGCAAATAATATTGATACTGTTCATGGAAGAGTAGGAAGTGTCTTCACTCCCGGGGCAATGAAAAACTCTTTAGATCTAGATGACTTAGGATCTAAGAAATTAAGTGCTATTAGTAAAAGAATTAAGCAAGTAGATATAGATTTTAAAGGAACTAAAGGTCAATACATTAAGAAAGCTGACGTTGTAAGACACGGTGAAGATTTAGCAGCAGCTCTATATGATTTTGATAGTGTCGATGAAATGAAGCGAGTATTAAATGCAGAATACTTTAAAGGTATTGATGCTGATACTGGTATTAGAACTTTAAGTTCAGAAGGTGTTGTAGGTGTAGTTAAATCTATTAGTAAATATTTTGATGATTACCTAAATATGGACATGGCTAAAGCTCAAGCTTTTGTTCGTGAGTCATTATCAGGTCAAGTATCAGATATAGCTGAAGGTGCAAGATACATGAACGGGACTGCGGCGGTTAAACACGCTAAAGAACAAATCCTAGACAGACTTGAATACCTAATGCGTCAACAAGCTATGACGAAATATGTGAGGGGTAGAGCTTTATCTATGCTGAACTGGAAGCAAAAGCTTGGATTATTTTTTACTAAATCAGATAAAAAGAATAAATTATTTGATGAAGCAATTGAACTTATTAATAGAGAAAAAGACCTTACTAGAGATCAACTTAAGCTAATTAAAGAAGATACTCGTAGAACTATAAACCTCATACAAGAGTTAGATCACACTAAACCACATATGCTTGAGCCATTAATGATGGCTTATGAAGTAACAGATGGAAATGTCAAAACTATTTCTCAGCTTAATAACTGGGTTAAAGGTTCAACATCAGACTGGACAAGACTTATCTACGATAAGAGTCCTGATATGCCCTCTGTTTTAACTCAAGCTATTTGGGGAAATATATATAACTCTGTTCTCTCAGCTTTTGGTACACCAATCAAAGCTGGCTTCTCAAACATGGTTCTTATGATCGAAAGACCTTTGGCAACTTTTGCCGGGGCTATGAAGAATCCTGAGATAATGAGACGTGCTCAATATATGTACACAGTAGGAATGGTGGATACTCTCCAGCAAGCTACAAAACATATGGGAGTTGTATTTAGACAGGCATGGAAAGATCCTAGTTCTGTTAACTACATCATGCGTTCTGATATTGCAGTTAAGAATGATAGAACTTTGCAAGCTCTTCGTAAGTTTGCTGATGCCAAAATGATGGAAGGATATGAAGGTCCGTCTGCAATGCTTCATAGAATAGAAGCTTTAAATAATTTAGCTGAACATCCAGTACTAAGATTTAGTGCTAATGCTATGACAGCATTTGATGGATTTACTAGATCATTTATTGGAAGTGTTGAAGCTAGAGGTCAGGCATTTGACATGCTGAAAAAAGGTAAAGGTCCAATAAGTGAAAGACAATTAAAGTCTATTAGCAAAGGTATTTACGACGAAATGTTTGATGATACTGGGATGATTACTGATAAAGCAGTTCAAAGTGCAAGTAAAGAAATTGCGATGAACATGGATATGCCAGTAGTTGATGGAATGAATGAATTACTAAGACATGTCCCAGCTCTTAAACCTTTTATGATGTTCCCTCGTACAGCCGTTAACATGCTGGCATACACAGGAAGTCATAACCCAATTGGTTTATTTGCTCAAAGTTTAAATGATTTTAAACATGCTTTTGATGATCCAAGAACAAGTCAATCAACAGTAATAGATTTACTATCAGCTAAAGGTATAGATACAAGTAAAGTAGATATAAGAGCTGCGTATGACACACTTAGGTCTGAACATCTTGGTAGAAAAGCAATAGGAACCTTAAGTGTTTTCTCTGCAATTGGTTTGATGACTACAGATCGTCTACATGGCAATGGTCATTATGATAAAACAACTCAAAGAACAAGAAGAGAACTTGGTTGGACACCTAGAAGTTATCAAGGTTGGGATGGTAAATGGTACAGCTACGAAGGTCTAGGAGCTATTAGTGACTGGATTGCTTTTACTGCTGACGTTATGGATAACTTTGACACTCTTGAAAATAATAAAGATTTAGAAGTAATGCTAAATAAAGCTGGATTCTTATTGAGTGCAAACTTAACTAACAAAAGTTTCCTAGCTGGTTTAGAACCTATGTTTGATATCTTTGCTGGAAACCCTGCTGCTATAGGTCGTTGGACTGCAAGTTTTGGTAGTGGTTTACTTCCCGGATCTGGTATCCGTAATGAGATGTCTAGATTGTTTACTCCACAGATGAAAGAACTAGAGCAAGAATTTTCTTCTCTGGTGTCTAACAGAAACGTCATTTCTAAAGATGGTTTACCAGATAGATATGACTGGATTGATGGTGGACAAGTAAGAATGCCTGAAACCTTTATGGGTAGATTATGGAATACTTACATGCCAGCATTTAAGTCAAGTGGAGCAATGGGTCCTGAAAAACAATTCTTAATTGATATAGGTTTTGATGGTCGTCCACAGCTAAACACTAATGGTAAAGGTATTGAATATTCTCCTGCTGAGAGATCAGCTATAACTCAGCTTATGGGTAAAGATGGATATTTTAAACGTGAAGTAGCCAAGATAATGAAAAGTGATGCTGGTAGAAACTTTATTAGAGACTACAAAAAAGCAAGAGGATCAGGAGCTGATGTAGATAGAAAGCAATACAACAATATACATACATTAATTAGAAATGCGTTGAGAAAATCTCAACAGTTAGCAGCAAGCCGTATAGCTCAAAAAGGTAAGGTACAACAAAAAACTAACCTTAATAAACAAATAAACCAAGCAACACTTAAAGGAGATATAGACGAAATTCTAAGACTTCAAAACATAGCAGATAGCTTGTAAAACCCACCCGCCAATTAAATAACAAATCGTTTGTATTAACAAATGGCGACAACTGAACATTTTTATGCGGGTAACAACTCTCAAGTTAGTTACCCTTTTACATTTCCATATTTATTGAATGCGGATGTCAAGGTAGAACTAGACAACGTACTAAAAACTGAAAATACAAGTGGTCAAACAAATAATGACTACTCCATATCAAATACAAACATTGTTTTCAATACTGCACCCGGTAGTGGAGTCAATGTACATATCTATAGAGATACTAATGTAGAAACATCGAAAGCTGTTTATGCTGCTGGCTCCTCTATTAGGGCTGGGGATCTTAATGATAACCAGACACAACTTTTATATTCAGCTCAAGAAGCTAGTCAGGTTGTAAGAACATCTGATATAAAAGATGGGGCTGTGACAAGTCTCAAAATTGAAGACGGAACTATTGTTAATGCTGACGTAAACGCTTCAGCAGCGATAGCCGGAACTAAGATCTCACCTGATTTTGGTTCACAAAACATAGTTACGACTGGAACCGGTGCTACTGGTAACTTAGGAGTAACAGGAAACATTACGGTTTCTGGAACTGTTGACGGAAGAGATGTAGCAGCAGACGGTACAAAATTAGATACCGTAGAAGATAATGCGAAAGATGACCAGACACCAGCAGAAATAAGAACTCTTGTTGAATTTGCTACAGACAGTAATGTCTTTACAGATGCAGATCATACAAAATTAAATGGTATTGAAACCGCAGCTACAGCCGATCAAACTGATGCTGAAATACGAACAGCAGTAGAAGCAGCAACAGATAGTAATGTCTTTACTGATGCTGATCATACTAAGCTTGATGGTATTGAAACAGCAGCTACCGCAGACCAAACAGTAAGTGAAATTAAAACACTTATAGCTGGATCTCCATTAGATGCTTCACACCTTGCAGCTAACTCAGTAACAACATCTGAGATAGCAGATGCAGAGTTAACAACTCTAGCTTCTATGCAATCTGGAACAGCTTCAGTACTTGCTAGTGGTACAGCATTAA